ACCTTCACGAACCTCACGGCTAACGTCATTCCGACGGTACTGGAATCCCTGGAGCGGAAAGGGTTACACGAAGGCGTCCATTTTATCGTCGAACAGGAACCGCCCTCCTTCCGGGAGGCGGAGACCGCCGACCTGCCGCCCTGGTTGCGGGAGCATTTCTGGAAGCCGCGAAACCGGATCCTGTCCTACAACCGCACGATGATCTTCTACACCGGAATGAACCTCACTTTCGGTTCGCTCGACCGACCGTCCACCCTGGCCGGGCGCAGCTACGTCCACGTGTTCGGGGACGAGGCGAAATACTTCAAGGAAGAGAAGATCTCCAACCTGCTGAAGGCGGTCCGCGGATATCCGGAATACGCCGGGTCTGTGTTCTACCGGGGCCACACCTTCACCTCCGACATCGCGGATCCCTCCCATCTGGGGGAGTATGATTGGCTCTCGAAGTACGCCGCCCGGATGGACGTGCCCGCCATTATGCTCGTGATCAAGGCGGGCCTGGTATATCACCAATGCCTGCGCGAGTATCTGGCAGCGAAGGATAAGTGGTTGGTTACGCAGGCTCCGCGCGACCTGCTGGAAGTCCGGCGCAAGCTGGAGATCGCGAATGATTGGGGATTGAAGTGGCGGAAGCTCCGGATGCGTCCGGAGAGTCAGTCGTTCTACCTACGCGCGAGCAGCTTCGTCAATGCCGATATCCTCACCCCGGAATGGTTCACGGATGCCATCGACGGCAATGTTCCGGACTTGAAGACCGCTATCCTCTCAATGCGGGCATCGCTGAGCAGCGGCGACCGCTTCTATGCGGCGCTCTCTGAGGATAACTTCTACCACGACGGTATCGACGAAAAGGCGTATGAGCAGCTGTCGATGCGGGACGTGGAGAACTGCACGGTCCTTCGCTACCTGGATCCCGGGCGCCCCCTGCGCCTGGGTGTTGATTTTGGCAACATGTGCTCGATGGTCATCGGCCAGGAGGGCACCCACAAGGGGCGCAGCTGCATCCGTGCGCTGAAGTTCCTCTACACCATACCGCCAGAGCACACCGAGGCGCTGGGCCGCAAGTTCCGCGAATACTTCGCGCCGATGCGAAATAAGGTCGTGCACCTGTACTATGATCGTGCCGGCAATCAGTACAAGTCCGTGGGCAAGGATGCGGTGAGCGAACTCAAGCGCGCCATCGAGATAGACGGGGAGACCGGCCGCCGCACCGGGTGGAACGTGATCCTGATGTCCACCAACCAGGGGGTCATCTCGCAGTCGGATGAATACCGGTTTATGCTGCGCTTTCTGGCGGGCGAGTCGCCCAGGCTCCCGCGGATCCTGATCGACTGGTACGCCTGCAAGCCGCTGCGGTGCTCCCTGCAACTGGCACGCACCAAGGTCAAGGATCAGGTGGTATTCAAGGACAAGAGCTCCGAGCGCCTGCCGGCGGAAGACCTGCCGCTGAAGTCCACCAACCCTTCCGATGCCTTCAAGTATTTCCTGATGAGCAAGGACCTGATGGCCCTGATGAGGGACAGGTCGGCCGTTTCGGCCGGCAACCTGGACCCGATTATCCGGTAGCTGCCGGACGGCCGGAATCGCCGCCCTGCTGCACCCGCGGCGGGGCGGTTCGTCATATATCACCTTCCCGTCGATGCGTGAACACGACGAGAGAAGAGGGCGGCCCGGAAACGACTCCCTTCCGAAAATGCACTTTTTTTCGTCCAGCCGCCCGAATCGGGTGAAAATCAGCGGAAAAGGGCAGCTGAAATTCTGAAAATCAGCCTTTGCAGCAGTTATTCCGCCCATTTTGACGGCTTTCGCGGAGAAACCGGCCGGATTCCGGGGGAATCACCGCGGCCGCGTGAAAGAATGTCCTTTATATAGCCCTGGGGGACAATAAATTTGTAATTGTGAAGCTATACGATGCCATCAATGAGATGCGGCGGCTTTCCAAGGAGGGAACGCCGTTCTCCTTCTCGTTCATGTCCTACAATTCAAGCAAGGGGACCTCTGACGGTGTAGTGTATGTGCGCCGGGCGCGGACGATGTCCCGCGAGGCGCTGGAATTCAACCGGTACGCGGAGATGCAGGAGCGGTACATGGACCTGGATACCATGCAGCCCAGGCGTTTCTGGCATCCGCTGCTGATGACCTTCAATGGAGAAAAAATTACGATATGATGAATGTCGAACGAATAAGCGAACACGCCTACGCGGCGCACCTGGAAGATGGCCGTGTCTTCACCCTGTCCACCCGGAGCGGTGACGGGCAGATCCCCGGCCTGCTGTGGCAGAACGTCGTGAACAATTGGGAGACGATGCCCTATTCCGTAGCCGGGGAGAACGTCGTGCCCTTTGGTCAGGATAACAACCTGCCGTCACGGCTGCGGGACATCCTCGATGACAACAACCTCGCGCCCGGGGTCTTGGACCGGCAGCTGGGGCTGATCTACGGTCAAGGCGTCTATCTCTACCGCCTGGACTTCCGGGACGGGGAGATCGTCCGGGTCTGGGAGCGCAACCCGGAGATCGAGCAGTGGCTTTCCAGCTGGGACGTCGTCTCCTACGCCAAGGGCGCGCTGTCTGATTACCTGCACCTGAAGGGCTATTTCAACGCCTGTTACCTGGAGCGGGGAAGCCGGATCGGCCGGACGCCGCGCATCGCCCGCCTGGAGCACATCCCCGCGACAAACGCCCGCCTGGAATGGGCGGAGAGCCGCGACCTCAGGGACGTGCGCCATATCCTCGTGGGCGACTTCGAGCGCGCCTGCGTCGGCACCGGCATCCGGAAGTACCCGGTCTATGACCGGCGGGATCCGGGGCGCTATACCGCCAGCGCCGCGTACAACAGGACGTACTCCTTCGGCCGCGATTTCTACAGCGTGCCCCAGTATTGGGGGACCCTGCGCTGGATCATCCGCGGGTCCGAAATTCCGACGATCTTCAAGTACGTCACCGAAAACGGATTGAACCTCGCATACCACATCCATTCGCCGCAGGCGTATTGGGACGAGAAGCGGCGGATGCTCGAGAAGATCCATCCGGATTGGCTGTCCGATCCCGCCCGCGTCGAGGCGGAGATATCGAAGCTGACCGAGAAGTTCCTCCGGAACCTGACGCTCGTGCTGTCCGGTAAGGAGAACGCCGGCAAGTTCTTCCACACCGTCGATGTAATGGATGACGATACCGGCAAGCCCGTGACGTGGCACATCGACCCGATAGACCAGAAGATTAAGGATTTTGTGGAGTCGCAGCTGAAGATCTCGGAGGCGTCCGCGTCCGCCATCACTTCCGGTATGGGTCTGCATCCGGCGCTGAGCAATCTGATCATTAACGGCAAGCTTGCTTCCGGATCCGAATTGCTCTACGCCTTCAAGCTCTTCCTGTCCAGCGACACCGAGATCCCCGAATCGACGGTCCTGGAACCCGTCAACCAGGCTATCGCCTTCAATTTCCCGGGACGCGACCTCCGTGTCGGCTTCTACCATCGGAGCGTTCACACGGAAGAGGCGACCTCCGCAAAAGACCGCATCAAAAACGAATAGATATGCTTTTCAATAAGAACGGAAACGGTTCCCTGGAACTGCAACTGCTGACCGGCAATTTCGCAGCTGCAAATAACTATGATGCCGTCGAGAGTGAGGTGCTTGACGCCACCCGGACGGTCAGGGGCCTTGTCGGCAATGCCGTTGTGTCCCGTGCGGAGCTCGCCTATGCTGCCGGCACCGATGACGCCCTGACCACGTTGGTCAGGACCGCGGTGGCCATCCTCGCCACGGCCCGCTATTCCCGCTCCAACCTCGTAACGCACGAGGACAGCGGCAGCAAGGTGCGTGTTGATGAAAACGAGAAGGTCCCTTGGGAATGGATGATCGACCGGGATGAACGGGCGCAGCAGGACCGCTGGTACCGCGCGCTTGATGCGCTGTACGCATGGCTCGACACGAACCAACCTACGGAGTGGACGGGGTCCGATCAGTACCGGCGCAGCCGGAAGTCCATCATCCGCTCGCTGTCCGACTTCGAGGCTGTCTATCCGACGGACGGATCCTACTACGTCTATCACATGTTGCAGAACCTTGTCATCGAATGCCAGCCGCGTTTGAAGAAGCTGATCGGCGATGAGAAGTGGGCGCTGATCACGGCGGCCACCGTAGCCGACGATGACCTGGAGCTGCTTCAGATCTGCCAGCGATGGGCCGTCCTGTCTGCGCTCGTGAAGGCGGTGCGCCGGTGGTCCCTGGAAGTGTTCCCGCTGGCTATCGTCCGCCGGTTCTGCCCGTCCTACCAGGGCGGGCGCTCCAAGTCCGCCGCGACCCGCGAGGAGATGGACGCCTACGTCGCATCCTTGGAAGACCAGATCGGGGATGCCCAGGAAGAGATAGCCGAGCTGCTTGCGGACGGCAATCCGTGGGAGGACCATGACCCGCAGCCGCGCAACCATCCTTCAAATAAGTTCTTCAC